ATACAACGTTCCGCACACGTCCAGCGCCACGATCTCAGGCGGTGCGATCTGCCCATCTTCACGCGCAAAGCCCGCCGCGTCATAGGCCGCCTCAAAAGCCGCGCGATTGGGGAAGCGGTGGAATGTGTAGGTCCAGGTCATGCGGTTAGCGCCTGCAACGTGGCATTGGGCAATCTCGTCGGATAATACGCAATACGTCTGATCCAGCCGTTGCAAAACTGACTTGCACCAAGAAATGTGCCAATTCTCATTGTGGTCAAACCAGTTGGAAGAGAACCGGAAGTGTCAACGATAGGCGCGGCACCATTCAAAGAGGCGGCGAAATCATTAACTCGATAAGCTAACGCTTTTTTATTCAATCGCCCATTGACGCCAGCCCCAGCCTCTACAGTTAGATTAGCTTGACTTGCGCCGCCTTGTCTAATTTCAGCTATTTGATTCGCGGCACTTGTATAAAGACCAATAAACTCATTGAAGGTTCCATTGGAAAAATTAACTTCGAATTGATTAAATCCAACAAATGGTCGCTGATATTCAGCAAGAATTGTTCCTTCATTTACATTGAACCAGGGCGACAGCGTTGTTATTGATGCCACATCTGCCGCCCGCGCCACCGATGCCGCGCCGGTAATGATCGGGCTTGAAACAATTGCCGACACTTCGCATTGTGCCACGTCAACCGCGATCACGTCGCCGCTTGTCACCAAACGGAAGCCAATCACCGGATTAGCAATTGTCGCAACCGGAATTTCAAACCGCTGCCACGCGGCGGCCAGCGTGATGGCCGTCCAAGTCGCGCCGTTGTCTTGCGTGATCTGAACCGTGCCAGTGCCGGTAATGCGCCGCGCGAAGAAGCTGCTGACATGCGTGGCGCTTGCGGATGTGATGGTTTGCAGCGCGGTCCCGTTGCCAGCCGTGGCAGTCAGGCGTGAAGCCGTATTGGCAGCGCCATCAATGCCGGTGACATTTAAGGCGGCGGTGATGTTTGTCTTGACCCATGCAGTTTGCGTGAAATCGCGCGAATGCAAGGCGATGTTGGTGCTGGCACCCTCAATAAGCAAACCGCGCGCTTGCAACGTGGCGGGGTCATAATCGAAACGCGGCGCATCAGTTGCCGCCTGCGCCAGATTGCCCGCACTGTTGAAGAACCACCCCGCAGATGCCCGCGTGAAGGTGATGCGGGGATCAAGCGCGCCAGCCCGGAAATCAAACGCGATACCGCTAGCGTTGCCGCCCGCCCGTAGCCGCGTGTTAATGCGCTGGCCCAAGTTACCGGCCCTGGCCCGCCGTGATAAATAGCGCGGTGCTTTGCCCAGTCGCGCAGATGGCCGCGATCTGCGCCACGCCTGGCGCCTTGCTGACCACCTTGGACTGCCCCGCGCCAATCGGATAGCCCGCCGTGGTGGCGGTCGCGCCAAAGGCAATGAAGCACGTCAGCGTGCCCAGGTTCTGCACCTCGATCACGGAAGCCTGCGTTCCCGCCGCGCCAAAACTGGCGTTGCTGCTGGCATCCGTCACGGCAAGCGTGAGCGTCTCGCCGGGTGAAAACGGCGCACTGATTGACATGGCTTGAACTCCATCACCACCGCGAAGCGCGCGGTGCGGTTTTCCACAAGTCGTTGAAGGTGGCAGTATTTGACGCGCCAACCGATACAATCGCGCCCGGCTGATGCACGGGCTTTTGCCGCACCCATGGGCGGCTCATGCAAGCGTAACGCGCCTCGTCGGGCGCGTGATCCTCGCCGTCGCTGTCCACATCTTCCGGGCGGTCCGGGTCATGCTGCAACGCTGGCAGAGTGCGAATTAGGTCGCGGCATGTGCTGAAAATCAGCAAACCCGGTCCGGTTTCATCACCGCGCAACCTTGCCCGCACTTGATCCCACCCGCCAAGCGCGCCTTGCCGCGACACGCGGGCATTATCCGCCGGGCGGAAGAAAACCTTGGCCGACCGCGCCATGCGCTCGCCGATGCTAGGCCCCCCATCGCTGCTGAAGATGGCCGGATCGGCCACGCCATGCAGGCCATTCTCAGGCTTGGGGTCGCCCGCCTCACGTTGCGCGATGCCCTGCGCCACTTCCTCGGCAGTCATTCGCAAGCCTTCATTTGGCTTGCCAGTGCTGCCATACCATTCCCGATAACGCACCAGCGCACCGCGCGGGATGTCGGCCAATTCGCCGTCTGACACGGCCCACCAGCCCACGCTGAAAGGCTTTGCGCTGCCCCAGTCCAAAGACCGGAACCGGAACCAATGCTCAGGCAATTCGCGCGGCGCGATGACGTGCCGGCTCATGTCAAACTCGGGGAAGAAGGCCCCGGCGATGACAGACCAATCGCCTTCTAGCCAAGCCCGCACCAATTCCGGCGCACCGCTCGCCCGCAGCCGCGCCACGTAATCCGCGCCCAAGTGCCGGTTATCGCCAACGCGGGACGGGATATAGACCCGCTCCAGGCCGCTTACATCGTCCTTCATGACGCGCCAGCCCATCGGCTCCGGGTCTATGTAGCGCGCCCGCACCCATTGGTGCCCAGGCCCGCCGGGGTTGCCCGTCAGGCGTATTCGGCACGGGACGCCAGAACCGGAACGCAACGTGGCAAACAGCTTCAAGATCGGCGCTGGGCTGGGAAAGTTGCCCGCTTCCTCAACATAAACCCGCGTGTAACTGTGGCCTTGGTAACTCTCGGCGTCCGCGTCGCGCTCAAGGTAGGCGAAGGTCAGTCTGGCCCCGCCTGGCATCACGCACCGCATGGGGACGCTGGTGAATTGCGCGCCTAATGGTGTGAACAACGCCCGCGCCCGCTCGAATGTCTCTTGCAATTCCGTCCGCGTGCGGCGGACCATCAGGCCGATGGCATGCTTGCCGTAGCGGTCAGCGTGCACGGCCCATTCGCCCAACATGCCGTCAGTCTTGCCGCCGCCGCGTGCCCCGCCAAAGAAAACCTCAAAGACCGGGCAGGTCAGCAGCGCCGTTTGCGGGCCTGCCTGGGGGCGCCAAACTACGCTTGGGGCTGATGCTGTCTCGCCCACGCTTCGGCGTCCTCTGCCTCTGCCGGCGCCATGATGACATAGCCTAGGCGCTGCCCCTGGCTGGTTACATCAATATCGTGCTTTTCGCGCCAACCGCCGCGCGCTTTCATCCAGAAGATCGCAGCGCCGATATTCCCGTTTATCGCGGCTTTGTATAGGCTCTGCGCCACCTTGGACGTTGCCTCGATGCTGCCCGTGTCCAATTCGCGCCGAAAGTGCTTCCGCAGCGTCTTGGGATCAATCTCAAGATACTTGGCGATCTCATCTTGCTGGACGCCATAGGCCGCAAAGGCTTTAACCATGCCGCGCTGTTCGTCGGTCGGGGTGAATAACTCACGGGGCATGGCTGTTACTCTGGAGCGTGCGGGTTGGAGTTACACCACCCAGCGGCGAGGGGTGCCCGCCGGCCTGTTCTTTCGCACGCTTAGGATATGGCTTGGCAAGCGGCGCAATCTGAGCGCGCATCGCTTCGTCTAGAGGCATGAGGTAGCGGTGTTTGAACCCGGCAATAACCCGTTCGGCTGCAGGGTCAACATTTTGGCGCAACCAAGGAATTGACTGCCCGCCTTTTCCGTATCGGCTATGAAGCGTCTTTGGGTGAACCAGAATCCCGTTCACGCGATATGCGTGTGTTTCGGCCCCGTTGGCATAAATCCAACCGCCGGCCTGATAAATGCCGCCGTGATGGCCTTGCCCGGCATCAGCGAACGACACGACCAAGCGAAGATTTGGGCAATGCTTACGCAAAAACCGTAAAGAAATGGCGACTATGCGCGACACAGACGACTTGTGAGCAGTCAACGCAACGCGCGTGAGTTCACATATTTCTTGCTGACGCAATCCATAGGGCGAGCCAATTTCAGGCGTTGCACCTTGGCCGAACAAGACAACCCCTATGAATGCGCCATCTTCCCAAACGCCAACTCGAACGGTTTTAAAAACAGGGACACACCCGCTATAATGCCAATTCTCGCACGCATACCGCGCCGCCTCAGGCGTCGCCCAATCAATGCGAAGATCAGCCTTGGCCATGCTCTCGCAAGTCGTATTCTTGGCCGCAGTGCGGGCATTGCACAATCTTCGGCGCGAGCTGGTCCAGCTTGCCTTGCTGGTCCTCAGTGCCCGGCTCAAAGTTTGGAACGTCAAACATCGCCGCCAATTCGCCAGCACTAAAGCCAGTCAGAGCAAGGTCAAACTTGCCGTCAAGCTCCTGTAATTCCACCTTGAGTAGGTCCATATCCCACCCAGCATTTAGCGCCAGCTTGTTGTCCGCGATCACATACGCCCGGCGCTGCGTTTCGGTCAGGTGCGTCAATTCAATCACCGGGACTTCATCAAGCCCCAGCTTGCGCGCCGCCAGCACCCGCCCATGGCCAGCAATGATGCCACGCTCGCCATCCACCAGCACAGGATTGGTGAAGCCAAATTCCCGGATTGAGGCCGCGATCTGCGCCACCTGTTCGTCTGAATGCGTCCTAGAGTTTCGGGCATACGGGATCAGGTTTGCAACCCGCGCCACTTTGTAGGGCGGGAAATTGGGCGCCCTTTGAAGGTGGTTTGCCATGTCAGATTAACGCCTTGCCCATGAAAAAGCCCGGTAGCCTTTCCGGCTCCGGGCGCAGAAATACAGAATACGGTCCCCCTACAAATAAATCAGGGGGCTGTCAAGCGTTGTTTATCCATCATCCGCAGCAGCGCCACCACCGGCCCAGGGACAGCCCGCGTCCCGTCGCACCAGCGGCGCACTGTGCGGGCGTCAACCATGGCTAGGCGCGCAAAACCGGCCTGGGAATAACCTAGGTCGGCCAGTGCGGCGCGGAATTGGTCAGGGGTCATGGGTTGGCGCTTTGCTGTTGTTTTTCGTGGTCATCAGGATCACCAAAAAGCCAAAAGGCGG